TATTGTTATTAACGGAACTAGTTATGGAGCCTCTTCAACATGGACTAGTGCATCATCTACTGTATGGAAAAAACCTCAGTCTTCTAATATTTTTGGATCAAACGGAACAACTAATTCAATAAATGCTAGTTATTAAACTAAGAGATAAATATATAAAACAAATAATTTGTATATTTGTAAAAAACAAAAACAATGGCATTACAAGGGTTGCAAAATTTTAAAGGAATTGAACTAAGTGAAGCATACTTACAAATAAGTAATTTCAGTTATTCAATGAACTCTTTATTGGATACATCAATTAAAACAGAGGCTGTTATGGAAGCAGATGGTGTAACATTAAAAACAGAAGCTATTTATGAAACTAAATGGGTAAAAAAACCAACTTCAGAATTCTTGGTTAAAGTTTTTTCAAATAAAGCAGCAAGAGATGAAGACCCATATTCATCCGTTTATGAGTTTACTTTTAAATTAAACGTTTCAACAGATGTTGATGCAGATAACTTTATTAAACAAAGTTATTTAGCTTTGAAAGCAGATGAAAGATATAAAGAATTTACAGACGTATAATAATTAACAATTAAATTAAATCAAATCATGTCAAAAATTAAAGAAGAGCAATTAAAAGAATTGCAAGATCAAGTTAATTCTATTAACCAGAACCAATTAAAAATTGGAAATCTGGAATCTCAAAAACACACATTAATTCATAATGGTGTAGAGTTACAAAATCAACTTAGAACTATTCAAAACACTCTTGAAGAGGAGTATGGAAAAGTTACTATAAACATTTCTACAGGAGAATATCAAGAAGTTTCAGAAGAAGTAGATGCAAATTCGTAAAATATCCATAGGAGCAGATTATAAGGGTAGTGCTATGCATTACCTTTTAGGACAAGATGTTTTAAATGGAAGCTATAATATTCATTTGATAGATTATAGTGAGTCAAAAGAATCATTTCTTATTTACGTAGAAAAAAATAATGAAGTATTTCTTTGGAAAGAATTTAACAAAAACATTCCTGTTTCTATAGAGTATAATATACATTTTTAATATGCACTCTCCATATTACTTTATAGTCAAACCACATGGTCTTGAGTATAATAATGAAATAGAAATTGCTGGTCAAAAAGTGATTGTGAACTCTACTGTTGAGAATCATAAACACGTTAATAGATTCGCAGAGGTTGTTCATGTGCCTAAAAGATACACTGGTCGAATATCTAAAGGAGATTTGATTATTGTTCATCATAATATATTTAGAATATACTATGACATGAGAGGCAGACCTAAAAAATCACCTAATTATTTTAAAGAAGGGTTGTACTTTATAGATGAAGATCAGTTTTATCTTTCCCATAACGGAGACAAATGGAATTCTGTTGGAGACTATTGTTTTGTTAAACCTTTAGATATAGAAAATTCGTATCTTTATGAGGAAGGGCTAGAAGATAACACAGGGTTTTTAGTTTATTCAAACAACACTTTATTAGACTTAGGAGTTAATGAAGGAGATAAAGTAAATTTCAGGAAAGATAGTGAGTATGAATTTGAAGTAGATGGAAACTTACTATACAGAATGAAATCTAGCGATATATGCACAGTACTATGATAAGAGATATTAAAGAACGAATTATACGAGCTGGCCATGAAGCTGTTAACCAACTTATAAAGGTTGCAGAAGAAGAGATAATAAAACCAGACCCCGAAGATGAATTAGCTGCTGATAGATTAAAAAACGCAGCTGCTACAAAAAAACTAGCTATATTCGATGCTTTTGAAATTCTAAATAGAATTGAGAATGAAAGGAATATGCTTGATAATCCTGAAGAAGAAAAAAAGAACCTAACTGGAGGATTTGCAGAGAGAAGATCTAAATAACGATTTATGTGTTGTCTTAAAAGATTTTGTATCTGAAAAGGTATTAAAAGCAAACAGCGCAAGAAAATTATATCAATATGGATATGATAAAGATTTAGACGCTATAATTATTTCAAGAGACGGTACTGTAGGTCAGTTTATAAGTGTAAACGGATTAACTATAGGGCTGCCTGGAAAACCAAAAAAAATACATAGACGTTCTGAGAAAAAAGCAGAACAATATTGGGAGGCTGAAGCGTACTCTAAGTCATTAAAACCTATTCAAACTATATTCCAATGGAATGAAATGAATAAGGAGTTTAAAACGTCTTGGATACCTTATATAGAAGAAGAATTCGATAGAAGGGATAATGGTTTTTGGTTTATGAATAATGGAGTTCAAACTTATATAAGCGGCTCTCATTATATGTACCTACAATGGACTAAAATTGATATTGGAAAACCTGAATACAGGGAGTCAAATAGAATATTTTTTATATACTGGGAAGCTTGTAAAGCAGATAACAGGTGTTATGGAATGTGTTATTTAAAAAATAGACGTTCGGGTTTCTCTTTTATGTCATCTGCTGAAACAGTTAACCAGGCAACAATTACTTCTGATGCTAGGTTTGGGATATTATCTAAATCTGGTTCTGATGCTAAGAAAATGTTTACAGATAAGGTAGTTCCTATATCTGTTAATTATCCTTTCTTTTTTAAACCCATACAAGATGGTATGGATAGACCTAAATCTGAACTTGCTTATAGAGTTCCAGCATCTAAATTAACAAGAAAATCAATAGCCATTAGTAGCAACCTTACTGATTTACAAGGTCTTGATACTACTATTGACTGGAAAAATACTGGTGATAACTCTTATGATGGAGAAAAACTTAGGCTTCTTGTACATGATGAAAGTGGTAAATGGGAAAGACCAGATAATATATTAAATAACTGGCGTGTAACTAAAACATGTTTAAGGTTAGGTAGTAGGATTATTGGTAAATGTATGATGGGTTCAACATCAAATGCACTAGATAAAGGTGGAGAGAATTTTAAAAAACTATACTACGATTCCGACCCTTCTACTAGAAATTCAAACGGGCAGACTAAAAGTGGAATGTACAATCTTTTTATTCCAATGGAATGGAATATGGAAGGATTTATTGATAAATATGGTCAATCTGTATTTAAAAAACCAGAAAAACCTATATTAAGTATAAACGGAGAATACATAGATCAAGGTGTTCTTGAGTATTGGCAAAATGAAGTTGATAGTTTAAGAAACGATCCAGATGCGTTAAATGAATTTTATAGACAATTCCCTAGAACAGAGTCTCATGCTTTTAGAGATGAATCAAAGAATACTCTTTTTAATTTAACTAAGATATATGAGCAGATTGATTATAATGATTCATTTGCTATAAAAAGTACAGTTACTAGAGGTAATTTCCATTGGAAGGGAGGACAAAGAGATACTGAAGTTATATTCTCTCCAGAAAATAAAGGTAGGTTTTTCTTATCTTGGATTCCATCTAAGTCATTAATTAATAATGTAATAGAAAAGAATGGTAAAAAGTATCCAGGAAACAAACACATTGGTTCATTTGGAGGGGATTCTTATGATATCTCTGGTGTAGTAGGTGGTGGAGGTTCTAAGGGCTCTGTTCATGGTATGACTAAGTTTCACATGGATGATGCTCCTACAAATATGTTTTTTTTAGAATACATATCAAGACCTCAAACAGCTGAAATATTTTATGAAGATGTTTTAATGGCTTTACACTTTTACGGAATGCCAATACTTTTAGAGAATAATAAACCAAGGCTCTTGTATTACTTAAAAGAAAGAGGTTACAGAGCTTTCTCTTTAAATAGACCTGATAAACATAAAAACGTACTATCTAAATCAGAAAGAGAATTAGGTGGTATACCTTCTTCTACAGCTGTAATATCTGTTCACGCAGAAAATATAGAAAGCTACATAGAAGGTTATGTAGGGGTGTTAAGAGATGAATCAAATATAGACTATGGAAGTTGTGGTAATGTTTTTTTTAACAGAACTTTACTTGACTGGGCTAATTATGATATTACCAATAGAACTAAATTTGATGCTACTGTAAGTTCAGGGTTTGCTATTATGGCAAATAACTCCACAAGGAAGAGTGGCGAAGAAAAACGTAATCAAATAAATCTTAACTTTGCAAGATACAGTAACAAAGGTTTTGTTAGTGAAATTATTAGAAAAATATGATAAATAAGCCAAGATTCGGCTCTGGTGGTGGTTTTCCTAATCAGTTTGTACCAGACGTTGAAAAAGACTCTACTGAATATGGTCTTCGTGTAGGTCAAGCTATAGAGTCGGAATGGTTCTCTAGAGACTACGGAAGTAGTATGTACGGAGAATTACGTTCAGAGTATTTGAAAAGAAGACTTTACGCAAGAGGAGATCAGCCTGTAGATAAATATAAAAACGAATTATCTGTTAATGGTGATTTGTCATATCTTAATTTAGATTGGACTCCAGTTCCAATTATACCTAAATTTGTTGATGTAGTTGTCAATGGTATAGCTAATAGATTACTAGATGTAAAGGTAGAAGCTGTAGATGATTTATCCTCTATGAAAAGGCAAATGTTTCGTAATGAAATGTACACTGATATGGTAGGTAAAGAAATACTTACTATGGTGAAGCAAGAAACTGGAGTTGATGCTTTTAATATGCCAGAAGACCAAGTTCCTGATACTGAAGAGGAATTAAATCTATATATGGATTTAAGGTATAAGCAAGCTATTGAGGTTGCTGAAGAAACTGCCATTAAAACAATAATGGAGATAAATGAATATGACGAGACTAAAAGAAGGATAGATGAGGATAATGTTGTTTTAGGTATATCTGCTTTGAAACATTCTTTTGATGTTCATGATGGTGTTAGAATAGAATATGTTGATCCAATTAATTTTGTTTATTCACCTACAGAAGACCCTAACTTTAGGGACTGTTATTATTTTGGTGAATTAAAGTCAGTTCATATTACAGAACTTAAGAAAATAAACCCAGACCTAACTCAAGAAGATATTGAAAGAATATCTAAACTAGCTAGTAGGTTTGATGGATATAAAAGCACTCAAAATTTACAAACACAAAGTGGATTAGATAAATCTAATGTTACTTTGTTATATTTCTGCTATAAGACAGATAAAGAGATTGTATATAAAGTAAAAGAAACTGTAAACGGTGGACAGAATCCAATAGAAAAAGATTCTTCATTTAATCCACCAGAAGAAGATCAAGAAAGATTTAAAAAAGTATCTAGAAGAATAGATGTTTGGTATGAAGGTGTATTAGTAATGGGTACTAATCAGTTGTTAAAGTGGGAGATTATGGCTAACATGGTTAGACCTAAATCTGCTTTTCAAAGGGCGTTACCTCCATACATTGTTTCTGCAATTAAAATGTCTAAAGGAAATATAGATTCTTTAGTTAAAAGAATGATTCCTTTTGCAGATCAAATTCAACTAACTCACTTAAAATTACAACAAGTAGTTGCAAAGATGATACCAGATGGTGTATTTATAGATGCCGACGGTTTAAATAGTGTTGATTTAGGTAATGGAGCTTCATACAATCCTTCAGAAGCTTTATCTATGTACTTCCAAACTGGTAGTGTTATAGGTAGAAGTTATACAGAAGATGGTGATTTCAATAATGCTAGAGTTCCAATTCAAGAACTTACAAGTAGTGGCTCTAATGCTAAGATTCAAAGTCTTATTGCTATGTACAACTATCAGCTTAATATGATTAGAGCTGTAACAGGTATCAATGAAGCGAGAGACGGTTCTTCTCCTGATGAATACTCTTTAGTAGGTGTTCAGAAATTAGCGGCTTTAAATAGTAATACAGCCACAAGACACGTTGTTCAATCTGGAATTACAATAACAAAAAGAATTGCTACTGCTGTTTCGTACAGGATATCTGATATTATGATGTATTCTGACTTTGCTGATGATTTTGCTAAAATGATTGGTAAAAACAACATGGAGATTGTAGAAGAAATCTTAGGAGTTCACTTACATGACTTTGGTGTATTTATAGAAATAGAACCAGATGAAGAAGAAAAAGCATTACTAGAGCAAAACATTCAGCAATCTATTCAATCTAAAGTATTAGATTTAGATGATGCTATTGATGTAAGGGCTGTTAAAAATGTAACATTAGCAAATTCTTTACTGAAAATAAGAAAAAAGAAAAAAAGAAAAGAAGATTTAGATACTCAACAACAGAATATTCAAATGCAAAGCAAGGCTAATGCTGAATCAGCACAAGCAGCTTCTCAATCTAGAGTACAGGAAGAGCAACAAAAATCTCAAATGCAATCTCAAATGGCTCAAATGAAAAGTCAGCTAGAGATGCAGAGAATGCAAGCTGAAAAAGAAATACAAAAAGAGTTAATGCAGATGAAACATCAGTTTGATTTACAATTGAAACAGATGGAGGTTGAAAACGGTTCTAATAAAGAAAAGTATAAAGAAGATAGAAAGGATAGTAGGACAGATAAACAAGCTACTCAACAAAGTAAGTTGATTAGTCAAAGAAAAAAAGACCTACCACCAGTTGACTTTAATACCGCAGGAGACGCTAACCAAGTAATGAATAATTTAGGTGGTCAGATAGCTCCAGAAAACATGTAGTTTTTTTAACTAATTTTGTAAAATAATTTTAATCTAATCCAATATGAACAAAGACGATCAAGAAGTTGACTATAAGGTTGACTTATCAAAACCACCTGTAGAAAAACAGGCAGAAGAAAATAAAGAAGAAGATTCTGTTGAGGATCAAGTAACTGAATCTAGTGAAGAGGAAGTTGTAGAGCAACAGGTATCTGAAGAAAAAGAAGAGGTAAAGGAAGAACCAATACCTGTTTCTAAAGAAGAAATGATTGCAGAGTACCTTACTAATAAATATAGTATGGGTCTTGAAGATCTAGATGACGTTCTTTCAAATAAAAATAAGAATACTCAAGTTTTGCCTGAAGAGGTTGAAAAGTATTTGAAATTTAAAGATGAAACCAAAAGAGGTTTAAAAGACTTTGTAAAAGCTAATGAAGATTTTAGTGAATATGATGAGTCATCTTTATTAAAAGAATACTATAAACAATCTAATCCAGAGTTAGATGATTCTGATATTAATTACTTAATTGAAGATAGGTTTGCTTTAGATGAAAGTATCGATACCGATACAGATAGGAGAAAGAAAATTCTTGAGAAAAAACAAGAGCTATATAAAGCTAAACAGTATTTTGAGCAAACAAAGGAAAAATACAAAGCTCCGCTTGAGTCAAGCATGGAGGGTATTCCAGAGGAAGCAAAACAGGCTGTTGAATTTTATCAGCAATATAACGATGAAAAGGCAAAAGAACAAGAGATTGTTTCTAAACAAAGGCAATCCTTTGAGCAGAAAACATCTAAGTTTTTTAACGATGAGTTCAAAGGTTTTGAATTTAAAATTGGGGAAAAAACTTTAAACTTTCAACCTAAAGACAAAGAAAAAGTTGTAGACAAGCAATTAAACTTGAACAACTTTATTAATTCGTTTTTAGATGACAAAGGCGTTCTTAAGGATGCAAAGAAGTATCATACTGCTTTAAACATGGCTATGAACCCAGAGGCTTATGCTAAGTTCTTTTATGAACAAGGTAAATCTGATGCGGTGACTGAAGTGGTTAAAAACGGAAAGAATATAGATATGAATGTGCGTTCTAAGGTTGATTCATCAAAACCAGGAACAAAATTCAGAGTCGTCGATGGCGGTAATGGGTTTACTTCTGGATTAAGAATTAAAAAGAAATAATAAACGCTAAAACAAATTTAAAATGGCACAATCGATTAATTTTAACGGATCCGCAGGAGCACAAATCGGCGGTTCTACATCTCTAACACCAGCACCAGGGAAGAGTTTAGGTAACTCTAACTACCTTTCTAATGCTGATTATACATTCGCACAACAACATTTACCAGACTTATATGAGCAAGAGTTTGAAAGATACGGTAATCGTACTGTAGCATCTTTCTTACGTATGGTAGGTGCTGAAATTCCTTCTTCTTCTGATTTAATCAAATGGAGTGAGCAAGGAAGATTACACGTACAAGCTTCTGGTACTGTTACAGACGCAGAAATAATTACTGTAGCTGGACATAGCTTTAGAGCTAACCAAACAGTTATTGTTTCTAAAACAGGAAGTCAAGCTAAATGTCTTATTACTGCTGTATCTACTGATACTATCACTGTTAAGACTTTTGCTTCTTTGGATTTATTCAACGTAGCAGGATCTGATGCTGCTGGCCCTTTTGATGACAATGATGCTGTAACACTTTTTGTGTTTGGTTCTGAATTTAAAAAAGGTTCTGCTGGAATGGTAGGTTCTTTAGAAGCTGATTTCGAAGCTAAAGAGAACAGTCCAATTATCATCAAAGACAAATACGAAGTATCTGGTTCTGAGATGGCACACGTTGGATGGGTAGAAGTAACTACTGAAGCTGGAGCAAATGGATACCTATGGTACTTAAAGTCTGAGTCTGAAACAAGATTAAGATTTGAAGACTATTTAGAAACTTCAATGATTGAAGGAGAGCCTGCTGCTGCTGGTTCTGGAGCTGCAACTGCTGGTTACAAAGGTACAAAAGGTCTTTTCTATGAAGTAGAAAATGGCGGTAACGTAACTACAGGTACAATTGAATCAAGAGAAGATCTTGAGGATATCGCAAAAGTTCTTGATAAAGAAGGAGCTATTCAAGAAAATGTAATGTTCGTTAACAGAGCAACATCTTTCGATGTAGATAAAGTATTAGCTGCACAGAACAACTCTGGAGCATCTACTGCATCTTATGGATTATTTGACAATGACGAAGACATGGCATTAAACCTTGGATTCTCTGGATTCCGTATCGGGTATGACTTTTACAAGTCTGACTGGAAATACTTAAACGATGCTACTACTCGTGGTAACATTGGAGGTATTGATGGTATTGTTGTTCCTGCTGGAACAGTAACTGTTTACGATCAAATTCTTGGAGAAAACGCTAAGAGACCATTCTTACACGTTCGATACAGAGTATCTCCTACTGAAGACAGAAAGTATAAGTCTTGGGTAGTTGGTTCTGCTGGTGGAGCTGCAACTAGCGGTGATGACAAAATGGAAGTTCACTTCTTGTCTGAGCGTGCTCTTTGTACAATGGGAGCTAATAACTTCATTTTAATGAAGTAGTATTTACTTAAGGGGGACACTAATTAAGGTTTCCCCCTTTTTTTTTAATTTAATCAAATCTTAAATAAAATGGCAACAAGAAATGCAACAAAAGCGTTTGGATACAACTCAGTTCTTCCAAACCTAGAACAAAAACAGAGAATTTTCATTATTAGAGAAAATAAATCTCCAATCCGCTTAATGATCGCGGTTAAACATACATCAAGAAAACCACTTACATTTTTTGATGGAACACTAAACAGAGCTCTTAGATATGCTACTAACCAACTTACTCCTTTTATGGATGAGCAAGATGGTGTTGTAACTTTAGAACCTATTGTATTTAACAATGGAAGCTTAGTTGTTCCTGATTGGAATGTTAATTTGCAGAAATTCTTATTAATTCACCCAGAGTTTAATAAAACTTTTTTTGAATTAGATAAAGAAGCAAATGCGAATAAAGAGGTTGAAGATATTTATAGCGAGCTAGATGCACAAATAGCAGCTAAAAATCTTGACATTGATGACTTAGAGGCAATAGCTAGAGTATGTATGAAAGGTAATATTTCTAACATGACCTCATCAGAACTTAGAAGGGATATGATTATATGGGCTAAGAAAAATCCATTAGAATTCATGACTCTTTTAAATGACGAAAATCTTAAATTAAGAAATATAGCTGTAAGAGCTGTAGAACAAGGTATTCTTCACATTAAAGAAGATAATAGAACCGTAGTCTGGAAAGACAAGAAAAAAGAAAAGATAATGGTTGCTCCGTTTGGAGAAAACGTTTATAGTTCTTTAGGTTTATTCTTTAAAACAGATGAAGGATTAGATGTTTTACAAAACATCACCAACAAACTGTAGTTACATTATAAGTCTACTATAGGAAGAGGTCGCAAATTGTGACCTCTTTTTTTTTGTATTTTTGTAAAAATTATATCCTATGATAAATAGCGTAAGAAATACTGTTATGTTTTTGTTGAATAAAGATAACAGAGGATATGTATCTCCATCTGAGTTTGATTATTTTGCTAAATTAGCTCAATTAGAAATATTTGAGTCTTATTTTGTTGAGTATTCAAAAGCTCTTTTGGCTCAAAACTCAAGAAAAAGAGGCTTGAACTACGGGGATTCTGTTGCTCATATACAAAACAAAATTGACATATTTACAAAAAATCAATCATTAACTTATATTGACACAAGTCCAACTACACCTGGTGGAACTGATGACTACTTTGTTTTGCCTTCAGATGCTCACAAAATTATAAATATTACTTATGGTGGTAAAGTTGTTCAGCAAGTACCAAGCCATCGGTTTGATATGATTGTGAACAGCAACCTTACAGCTCCATCTGTTACGTATCCTATCTTTAAAAGAGAAGGCGTGCAAATACAAGTTAGGCCATTAAGTATATCTGCAACTGGTGCTGTTTCTGTAAATTATATAAAAAAACCTACAGACCCACACTGGGGATATAACACTATAAATTCAGATCCTATTTACAATTCTGACAGTACTGTAGATTTTGAAATATCTGAAGAAGATGAAGCAGATTTAATTATTAAAATTTGCAAATACTCAGGATTGAGTATAAGAGAATCAGATATCGTACAGGTAACTAGCCAACAAGAACAGTTAGAATATCAAAAAGAAAATTCATAACACATGCCAATAATAGGAACAAACATAACCCAGGAACAATATTATCAAAATAACGGTAGCAACCCTACAAATGAAAACTGGGGTACATATCAATACCTTTTATTGTCAGATATTATAAATAACTTTCTTCTTACTTATGTAGGAGATGATAAAGTAATTAATAAAATTGACAGAAATGAAGTTATTTTTCATGCTAAAAGAGGTTTACAAGAATTACATTACGATGCTTTAAGAGAAATAGTTGGATTTGAAGCTCAAGTTCCAGAGACACTTAAAATGCATTTACCTCATGACTTTGTTAGTTTAGTTAAAATATCTTATGTTGGTAGTGATGGATTAACGCACCCTATAAATCAAAACTTTAATTCTAAAATAACCAAATCTTATTTACAAGATAATACTGCACAAAAAAATATACTTACAGATTCCAGTGGACAAGCACTAACTGGAACACCTGTTATAGAAACAAACTGGAAAACACAAGCTGGAGGAGGTTTAGGGGCTTCAGAGAAGCCTTCTAAGGGACAAAGGTATGGTTTAGACCCTTCTACCGCAAACACAAACGGAAGCTATCTTATAGATAAGAATTCTGGAACTATAATGTTTAGTACAAATTTACAAGAAGAAAATATTATTATAGAATATGTGTCTGATGGGATGTATGCTTTAGCTGATAGTGAGATAAAAGTTCATAAATTAGCAGAAACCTTTATGTATGACTATGTTGTTGCAAATGTTATAAAACAAAAATTTGGAATACAGGAATATATTGTTAGGAGAGCACAAAAACAATCTTCAGCATCTTTAAGAAATGCTAAAATAAGATTAAATTCTATTAAACTAAACGAACTGACTCAGATATTAAGAGGAAAAGATAAGTGGATAAAATAATATGAAGATACAAAACATATTCTCTACGGGTAAAATGAATAAAGACGTGGATGAACGTCTAGTTCCAAACGGTGAATTTATAGATGCTCTTAATGTACGTGTTCTTAATACAGCTGGAAGTGATGCAGGTGCTATAGAAAATGAAAAAGGTAATGTAAAACTTACTAACTTAAACGTAACAAATAGCCCAGAGTGTATTGGATCTGTTTCAGATGAAGCTAAGGAGAAAATATACTGGTTTGTAGTTAATGATTTAGGTTATTCTTATATTTATGAATACGATAGAACAAATGACATAACTTCTACTGTAATTGCAGATGAAAGAACTGGTAATAGCCAAGTTTTAAAGTTTAATAAAGATTATAAAATAACAGGAGTTAATGTAATTTACAATAGCTCTAAGAAAAGTAAACTTATTCTATGGACTGATGGATTAAATCAGCCAAGGATGATAGATATAAATAGGTCTAAAGGTTACGGTATAAATAACTTTTATGAAGATGATATATCTTTATATAAGAAGCCGCCAAAAGCAGCTCCTTCAGTTAGACCATACAACACCTCAGTAGCCACAGAGAACGCTGTTAAGGAACAGTTTTTTGCTTTTGGATATAGATATAGATATTTAGATGGAGGTTACTCTGCGTGTTCTTCTTTTACTTACTTTCAATTCACACCTAAAGAATTTAAAATAGATTTTACATCTATGGAGAATAAAGGTATGGAGAATATTTTTAACGGATATAAAGTATCTTATAATAGTGGCGACCATAGGGTTACAGATGTTCAGTTACTTTTTAAATACCCTACCGAACCTACAATTTATGTTGTAGATAATATAAATAAAAAAGATAGTTCCGTTTTAGATAACGCAACAGAGACTTACGATTTTACTAATAAGAAAATATATAAAACTTTACCTCAAGATGAGGTTTTTAGAACTTTTGACGATGTTCCTTTAACAGCAAAAGCCCAGGATATAATCAATGATAGAATTGTTTTTGGGAATACAACTTCTCAATATGACATAGAAGAAGTAAAAGGCTCTAATGAGAATATAAGAATTAATTACAATGTTGATATAGTATCTTCTACTCAAGAGGGTCAAGATGTTATCGGTTCAAGAACCGTTGGAAACACTAAGATTACTTTTGATTTAAGTAGTTACGAATTAAAAAAAGACTTTAAAATAACATTATTTTTAGCTATACAATCTGATGAGCAAGGAACATCTCCTAATGAATATTTTTCTGGATCTGCCGTTTGTCAATCAGCTTTTATATTATCTCAAGAGTATTCTTCTGTTAGTAGCTTAGTTGCTTCAACAGAGTTTTTAGAATGTTTATCATCTTTAAGCAGTATTTTTGGAAGTATAGTTTCTACTGCAACACCTCCAAACGCTCTTAGTTTGGTTTACGGGTCGTTTTCTTTAGATTCATCTACCTCTACAGGTTTTACATTATTGGCTCCTGTAAACACACATGTTACTGATGATACTCCTTCGGATAGTTCTGATAACAATAACTCATCTTTTACTACAGAAATAAGTGAACCCTTTAAATTTCAGGATGGTAGTAAATCAAGTCTTAGTGAGTCATTGAGTAATGTATCTCTTAAAACATTAAGAAGTTATGAAGTTGGATTATCTTATTTAGATAGCTATGGGAGATATTCAAGTATTTTATTACCTAGAGAATCTATAGGTGAAACATCAAGTGAAGTTTTTTGCCCTGTAGAAAAAAGTGTAAATCTTAATAGTTTAAAAATAACTTTAAATAACAAGCCTCCTTATTGGGCTGATAGATATAAATGGTTTGTTAAAGTAAATAAAGACAGGCATTATAATGTTTACGGTACAATATTTTATGAAGATGGTGTTTATAGATGGATTTTATTACAGGGAGCTAATTTAGGAAAATTAGAAGAGGGTAAGAATTTGATTGTAAAGGCTGATGATAATGGCCCGTTGACTAAAGAGGTAAAAACAAAAATACTTGAAATAACAACTAAAAATGCAATAGATGAAGTATCTGTAGGAGAAGGTTGGATAAAAGGAAATAAAGACTTTGAAGGAGAAAATTTAATTGAAAAAGCAGGTACTTATATTAAGATAAGACCTAGTGGGTTTTCAATGAGTTTCAAAGAAGATAATTTTATTTTTTATGAAAAATCAAATGTAGCTGGTAATGGTTTTGCAAATACCTGGTCAGGAACAAACAGAATAACCATACCAACTGATATAGAGCAGGGTCTTTTACAAAAAATATCTTCAGGAACTGTAACAAATCCTATTACATATATTAATCAAACTTTAACCCCTGGTAGTGATGTTACTTTAGAATTATCTTATAGTGAAAGTGATGGTTCTCCTAGTTTTAGTTATTTTAAAGAATGGCAAGTAAATGGAACTTATGAAACAACATCAACAAGAAATTCTTTTGGACTGTTTCTAGATAGTGAAACAAGCTTTCCTTCACTTGATATAGCTAGTTATAGTGGCGCTCAATCAGGAACTACAGTAAAATTTACCGTAGATTCTTTAGATGATGATGATGAAAAGTTCTATTTATATATTTATAAGTTAGCAAATTCAAATAGATGGATAATGAAAATTGAGCCATCTGAAGGAACTGCACTTTTTGAAAACTCTACAATAACAGCAAGATTAGATATTATATTAATAAGTGGTTTAGCTGTTTTTGAAACAGAGCCAATTGATATAGATGATGATATTTACTATGAAACAGAGGAAACTTTTTCTATAGAAAATGGACTTCATACAGGTAATTTACAAAATCAAACATCTTCTTTACCATCTATTTCTAAATTAAAATTTGGTAATTGCTTTAGTTTTGGTAATGGTGTTGAAAGTGTTAGGGTTTTAGATGACAGATTTAAACCTAGTTTAGATATAAAGTCAAGACCTAATATATCAATTATAGAAGGTTATGAAAGAAAAGAAGATGAAACTAAATTAATATACAGTGGAGCTTTTAACGAGAACACTGGTTATAATACTCTAAATGAATTCAATTCTAGTAGAGGTATAACTAAATACATGGATATGAAGTATGGATCTATTCAAAAGCTTTTTGCTAGAGAATCAGATTTAATTGTACTTCAAGAAGATAGGGTTTCAAAAGTATTATATGGAAAAAACTTATTACAGAGTCCAGATGGTAGTGGAAGTTTATCTCAAATAGAAAAGGTTTTAGGTCAAGACGTTCCTTATTCTGGAGAATATGGTATATCAATAAACCCAGAATCTTTTTCTAACTATGAAGGTAGAATGTATTTTACAGATGCAAATAGAGGAGCTGTTGTTAAATTAAGTAATGATGGTTTAACACCTATTTCATACTCTGGAATGAAAGCTTTCTTTAAGGAGAGTTTATATAACAATAAAGCATATTATAATATAGGTGGGTTTGACCCTAAATATCATCAATATGTTTTATCTATGGGTAACGATCAAGTTCCTCAAGAAATTTTAGAACTAGATTGTGCTTCTTCTTTTACAAGAACAGTTTCTTCTACTGGATTTAGTTATGAATTAAATGTTGGTTCTTTTTCTGGAACAACAACTATAGCCTACACCACTACTGCATCTACAAATATAGTTGTAGTTTATAACGGTGTAACTCATACAAATAACGGATTAACAGGCACAGGACAAATTACATTTCCTGTAAGCTCTTCTGATTTAAACGTAACTAATATAGCTACAGTAACTTTAACACCTGTAAGTACTGCTACAATAAGTATAACACACACTTGTCCTGTTCCAGATACTTTAGAAGTTATACTTGTTGTTGTAAATGATTCTCAAGAAGTTAATCAGAATATAATAAACAGATTTAAACATAACGGTGCTCAAGGTAATATTTATAATTCAGATTTAGATGTTTTTGAATCTGACGAATTAACTAGATACGAAGTATTGACTGGGTACATGGGAACTGATGTTATACCTAGCAATGGAAATACTATTACTATATCTTCTTTAAAACAAATAGGTGTACATTCAGGCGATTTTAATGACTGTAATAGTTTAGGTTATTTAGTTTCTGCAGCTGGAGGATTAAGTGTTCAGAACATTATAGACCAGGCAACATATCCAACAGTAACTACTTCTACTACATCTTCTGAAGAAGAAAATGTTACTTCATTTACATTTAACAGAACAAATACTAGCGAAAAGCTATATTTAGTTTGGAACTATATAGATTCTTTACCTGTATTAACAAACGATAGTGTTACTGGAGTTACAAATGGAGGTAGTAGTATTATAAATGTCGTTGCAAACGATTCTATACCATCACCATATACCCTTACAATAGGTACAGCTCCATCATACGGTACTGCTGTAGTTAATTCAGACAACACTATAACTTATAATCATACATCGGGAAATAATCTAAATGATAGTTTTACTTATGTTGTTAGTAGAGGTGGAGCGTGTCAAGCAACTGCAACGGTTACAACTCAAGCATTAGCAATATCTGTAGACACCTACATATACATATACTTTGATAACTCGGGATCTATGTCAACAACTGAATCTGAGCTTCAAACACTTAGAACTGGTGCTTTAAAAGGA